CTGGTAGAATGATATTTATTGGTGAAGTTTAGAAAGGAACCAAATGTTAATCGTAGATAAAAGAAAAGGTGATCACATGCCTATCCATGAAGTTATTCCAACGCCTAGCGTTGGTTTGAATCGTGCGTTAGGTGGAGGTCTTAACACAGGAGCAACCCATTTGTTTTGGGGCACTCCATCGGTAGGAAAGTCAACCATGTGTTTTAGAATTTTGGCTGAAGCACAATCAAGAGGTTTTAGGCCAGTTATTATTGACTCTGAATATTCATTTAATGAAGAGTATGCTGCTAAGTGTGGTGTTGATATTGATGACATTGTTGTAATTCAATCAACTGTTGTTGAAGATATTCTCAAGAATGTTCACCCATACTTAACTCATGATGAAGAGAAGCACATTTTCTTATTTGACTCTTTATCAAACATTATTAAAGAAGAGTTCTACGACAAGCCAGAAGGTGGTAAAGCAATGGGCTTGCAATCTCGTTCGCAGGGCTTCTTGTTGCAGAAGTTAGTTAACTATCTTCACAAAGAAAAGAACATTATGCTCTTCGTAGCACATCAAACAATTGATCTTTCAGGAATGTTTGCCGTTACAAAAGCAAAGATGGGAAATACTGTCCACCACAATATGCATAATATTGTAAAACTGTTCTTGTCTATGTCTTCAAAAGAGATGGAGCGAGATGAAAGTCATATGATTACTTCTCAGAAAGTAACTTGGACAATTGAGAAGACGAAGCAGATTCCTAGCATTGGAACTCATGGTCAATACTATGTCCTTCCTCAAGAGGGAATTATCGATAAGTACAGAGAGATGCTGGATATGGCTATTGAGATGAACATTATCGATAGGCGTGGTGCATGGTTCTTCTATGGTGAAGAAAAGTGGAACGGTATGGCTAAAATTGACTTAACTGAAAAGCAAATCGAAGAAATTAGTGCTAAAATATTGGTAGGATGAAAAAACTTTTCGTATTAATAACTTTTCCATTTATTGTAGCGTCAGGTCTTCTCGCAGTAGGGACTATTGCGTTAATCAAAAAAATTGAAGAAGATCATGACGATGAACATTTTTGGGAATAATTAATGCTTTTTTCATTACACACAGACCAAGACATAAAAGACGCTAATGGCTCTTCGGGGTATTCTTATGGTTATTACAAGATTCTTGAACATTTCCCAAACTTCTCATACAAAGGTGAGAAATTAAAGATTGTAGAAAACTCTCCGGCTTCTCCTGTTCAGATGTTTTACATGGAGCCTGAACGATATTTAATCCCTTCAATGGTTGATGTCAGACCAAAAGGTTTTAGGAAGTTCCATAATCATCAATATAAAATTATTGGTACTCACTTAGAAGCAACAAGAGTGTGGAGTCATTGGATTGATTCAATGAATTCGGTAGATGAGATATGGGTAGGAAACTATTTTGCTAGAGATGCTGTTTTAAATTCTGGAATAACAACTCCAACATATGTGTTTGAACATGGAATTGATCCAATGTGGAAGCCTCATAGAAGAGGTAAAAACGGAAAGATTAGATTTCTTCATGTTGATTCAGGGAGTCCACGCAAGAGAGCCGATCTTGCTGAGAAAGCTTTTCGAGATGCTTTTGGCAGCAATCCTGATGTTGAGTTAACTTTAAAATATAGACCGGGTGAAACCGATGATGGTTTTGATGTCATGAATCTTTTTTCTAACATAACAAAGATACACAAGTCTTTGTCTCAAGAAGAGATGATTCAACTTTATTACGATCACGATGTCCTTGTATACCCATCAGAAGGAGAAGGGTTTGGGTTTATACCGCTACAAGCTTTGGCAACAGGCATGCCTATAATATCGACAAGTAGATGGTGTTCATATGAGAAGCTTCTTGGTAATAATATTATTGAATCGACAATAGGCCCAACAAAATCAACAGGATATTTTGAGGGCGAAGTTATTCTTCCAGACTACGACTCTTTAGTTTATCTAATGAAAAAAGTTTATGACGACATTGATAATCAATGTCAGTATTATTTCAATCAATCTAAGAAAGTACATAAGGAATACAACTGGGAAACTAGATCTAATTCAATGTTGCAATCTTTTATTGATAGAGTTGGCGTTGACCTTCTTGATGAAAATCAAGAATTTGCTCATCTTGCACCTACAAAAATAAAATATGTAGGTAATGGTAGTTACTCAACAGCAAGTGGAGTTCAGTTCAGTGCTAAAAATAGAATTGGAACTGTTACAAAAGAAGAGTATGATTCCCTTGTACAATTAGATGCCTTCAGTGGCGAATAGGAGCATAGTATGAAAAGAACAGAAAAAGAAGAAATCAAAAAAGATAAAGCAAAAGGTGTAAAGAATTCCGGAAGAGGGTTTAAAAAGGGCGATGCTGAATTTCATGAATTCTTGCTTGACTATAAACACAATGGAGCATCTTTCACTCTTACCCGTACAGCGTGGATGAAGATGAGAAAAGACGCTTGGAATTCCAATCACAAATACCCTTGCATCTCAGTTGTTCTAGGCGAGGATTCTGATGTCAAGGTTGCTGTTATTGAATGGCATGTGTTTAAAGAGCTGATCAAAGACTCTGATTACGAATGAAAAGTGATAGAAGAATAATTCTTGAAAATCGGTACGGATTGGAAGTTGTACTGTTATGCTGTCGGGAGTGGAAGACACACTTCGGAAATGGACATTTCGGAAGATGCGGAATCTGCTATCAAATACCAAAACTAATAGCAGGGAAAAAATGGGACAGTTAACATACGGCAGTTTATTTGCTGGAGTTGGTGGATTTGACCTAGGCTTTGATAAAGCTGGTTGGGAATGCAAGTTTCAAGTTGAATGGGATAAGCATTGTCAATCTGTTTTAAAGAGGCACTGGTCAGATGTACCAAAGTTTGAAGATGTAAGAGATGTCAATGGGGCAGAATTAAAACCTGTAGACCTCATTGCATTTGGTTCACCTTGTCAGGACTTATCTGTAGCGGGTAAGCGTTCAGGCTTAGACGGTGATCGTTCAGGTTTATTTTTTGAAGCAATTAGAATAATTAAGGAGATGCGTGATGCAACAAATGGACAATATCCAAAATGGGCAATCTGGGAAAATGTCGCAGGTGCCCTCACAAGTAATCAGGGAAACGACTTCGGAGAAGTCCTCAACCAAATGGCTAACATCGGGGCATTGGGAATTGAATGGCACATCTTGGATGCACAATGGTTCGGAGTCCCCCAAAGAAGAAGAAGAGTATTCGTCATCGCTAGTTGGGATTCTTCAGCCATTGCAAGAAGTAATGGAAAAATACTATCTATCCCCGAAGACAGCAGGGGGGATATTAAGAAGAGCAGAAAGAAAAGGAAACCTCCTACCCGAACCGTTAAGAACGGCACTGGTGAATCTATCTGGTACGGACAATCCGGACATGGAAAGTGGACAGAAGGGGGAATAACCCTTGCTGCTAGTGATTACAAGCGCCCTGAAAGAAACTTTATTCTTGAGCCATTTGTAAAAACAAAGAGAGCGCAAAGCACTGAGGATGATGAGGCTTGGGTAGACAATGCTGTATCGCCAACGCTTAATGCTTTTGACAATACTGGAGAATCTCGTTCAACAGTATTGATTGTTGATGGAACAAGAGTTAATGATGTTCGTATCTATGATGATGGGATAATGCCAACTCTTAAGCACAGAATGGGTACTGGCGGTGGTCAGGTTCCTCTTATCGCTGAAGAGATTGCTATCCCTATTCAGGGAACAATCATTGGTCGTTCAGACACATCTGGTCCACAAGGAAAGGGATTCGGTGATGTCGGTGATCCTTCATACACATTAGATACTGTTTCACAACATGGTGTAATGACACCGGATCTTATTTTAAGACGATTAACACCATTAGAGTGTGAAAGGTTAATGGGCTTCCCTGACAACCATACGCAATACACTTTTGATGGTAAGATAATTGCTGATACGAACCGTTACAAAATGTGCGGTAATGCAATTGCTACTCCAGTAGCAGAATGGATAGGAAAGGAAATAAAGAAATGGCTGATATAGTCGTTGACCAAGAATTTTTAGAAAAGCAGATGGGTGATAGAGCTCATGAGTTTATTGAATGTATGAGGATTGTTCAAGATATAATTGACAATCCTGATCATTATGTTGGTATGCAAGCAATTAAGTATGCAAATGTGTTAGCAGCTTATAGAACACAGATGATTGTTAAATCTCAGGCTTTCAAGCGTAGATCAAGCCTAATGAGTGAACAAGATAAACTTGTCAATGATATTTGGAAGACTATGTATGAGGCATTAACAGAGAACATCAATGCTTTGAAGATTTCAAGTAAAGGATTTTACAATTGAAATCACTAAATGCTTTAAGAAAGCCAAAAGAAGAAAAGATTCTTAAATCTGACCAGCAGATTACACAAGAACTACTTGAGGCTATTGATTTAAATCTTGAAAAGCGTAACTCTCCAACTGTAAAGAAAGTTGGGGGGTTCCATCCTAGTTATACAAATCAATGTGCAAGATACTGGCATTACCTATTTGAAGGTACTGATGTAACAACATCATTTAAACCTCAGACTTATCGTATCTTTGATAATGGTCATGCTGTTCATGAGCGTCTTTATAGTTACCTTCGAGAGATGGGTGTTTTAGTAGCCGAGGAAATTCCAGTAACTTATGATGAACCACCAATTGAGGGCACTGCTGATGGTATAATAGATTGGTATGGCCATAAATTAATTGAGTTAAAGTCAATTAGTACAGAGGGTTTCCTATACAGACAACTGCATCAGAAGCCCAAAGATGATCATTACAGACAGGCTCAGATTTATATGAGGTGTCTAGATTTAGATAGCGGTTATGTTATCTATGAGAATAAAAATAACCAAGAAATACTTCCTCTCTATATCGAGAGGGATGAAGCCTTTATAGATAAACTATTCAAGAAGTATAGTAAAGTTTATAAAGACTTTAAAGAAGGCAATATGCCGACTCAGCCATACAAGAGGACATCTGCAAAGTGTGCTAATTGTGATTTGGCTGATAAATGCTGGTCAGGGGATGTATAAGCAGGAAAAACGAGAATGTCGCAACGAAGAATGTAAGAAAGAATTTATAGCTAAAGTCTATAATGCTGCATATTGCAGTGTTGAGTGTAGAAGATTAATTACAAATAAAAAACTATTGGATAAGTATTATCAGAATAAAGATAATATGTCTAAGAAAAGAGTTTGTAAAACATCAAGTTGTTCAACAGTATTATCAAGATACAATAAAGAAAATATCTGTGAGCAATGTAAAGGTGAAAGATTCATAAAAAGATTAGTTTCTTGGGGATATGACGAAGAGAAGCTAAGAAAAGAGGTATAATATACCTTATGAGTCTTAAGAATATCGTTAAGAAAGAAAAATGGAACAGGGTCATTGCTATCGACCCTGCTTCGCATTCTCTAGCTTGGGCTATTTTAACTTATGACAAAGAATTAATTGCTACCGGCAAGATTGATCTCACAAAAGAAAAAGAACAGTCGCAAAAGTTTAATAAGATTAAAAAAGAACTGGTTGCTATTGTTCAAGAATATAGCCCAGATGTTGCTGCTATTGAGCAGTCTGTTTATATTCAAAATTTCCAAACAAGCAGGGTGATATCTTATATCATCGGATTCACTTGGGGAATTATTTCAGACCAGTGTGATGCTATTGAAGATGTCAGCCCTTTGGTCTGGAAGCCTGCAATCGGCTATAAGAATGTTTCCAAAAGAGACGGTGAAGTTTTATCTAAGAATGGCAAAAAGGGATCTCTTCAGGTGAAAATGAAGAATGAAAGAAAAGAAAGAGTTCGTGAAATTGTTTCAGTTTCTTTTGGTAAAGATACACCTGGTATTGAAGATGATGATATAGTTGATGCAATTGGTATTTCTTTATGGTATTGGAAAGTTAAAAAAAATGGCTGATGAACCATACAAGCAAAAAGAATGGCTTTATGAACATTATGTCAAAAAGCGCATGAACCTAACAGACATCTGCAAGGTTTTAAAACAGTCTTATAATATCGATGTTACACCTCAGGCAATTTACAACTGGTGTAAGAAATATGATTTATTAAAGTTTAGAGGCAAGGGAAGGAATCTTGCTTCTACTGCATTGAGAAGGCCAAAATCTCCTTTACAACTTGAAGTTGAAAAGCGTAGGCGTGATCAAGCAAAACAAAACAGAAAAAGAAGAAAAGGATTAGGAAGATAATGAAAAGAAGTGTAACAGCAAGAGATATTTCAACTTTTGCAAAATTAGATATGCTTTACAATCAGGTTCGCGTGATTGAAGCAAAACAAAATGAAACAAAGTATAAGTGCTTAGGCTCTGGAGAATGCTGTCATATTGGTTTAGTCATTCCAATGACTGAGTGTGCAAATATTGCATTTAAGTTGAACCAGCAATACTACCTTGTTATGGAAGATAAGGGCAAAGAAGCTGCTGACGAATGGTTTGCCGGGATGGTAGACGGTTTGAAGGAGCGCATGTATGATGAAACATGGCAACATGGTGGAGAGTCAAAGAAGTATTGTGCTTTCTACAAGGGTGGTTGCACAATTTATGGCTACAGACCAATGGTTTGTAGAACATTTGGCACTATCACATCTGTTGACAACTACTGCCCAAGAATCAGAAATGCTAATGGAGAGATTGATCATTTTACAGGTGAGCCTGTCAAGAAGGTTATTAGACAGTTCCAAGACTTGTTGAGAGAATATGCTGAAGATAAGCATGAGAATTATGACATGACAGTTTATATGCCATTGGGCGTTCTTAGCTTCATCCTTTCAACAGAGGAGTTGCAAGAGTTAGCTGATAATACAGATCCGAAATTCTGGGTTGGTACATCTGGCTGGTTTAATTATCGTGTTCAATATACAAAACAACATGGGTATACTCTTGTTGAACTCAAGAAGTCTGCTGAATCTGTTGGAAAAGAACTTGCGTTTGATGTAGAAGAGTAATAATGAAAATTATTTGGAATGGGACAAGCCTTGTCTCTCCGCGTAGTGACGGTTACAGCGTTGCAGAAAATGAAATCTGTAACCGTCTACAAGCGTTGGGTGTTAAATTCGACAAAGAATGCTTAGTCCCCAAGAATGTCCGGAATGTTATTGCAGCGGGCATTGGTCTTGGCTATCAGTCCGATTATACAGAAGCGATTGAGTCGGATATTTTAATTAACAACAGATTGCCAATTGACTACTCTCTTTGCAATGGCTACAGCATTGGGTTCTCCTATTGGGAGACTAATCGCTTGCCAGATGATTGGGTTGTAAAGATGAACATGATGGATGAGATCTGGACAACCTCCCAATGGGCAAAGGATGTTTTTATTGAGTCAGGTGTCTCTGTTCCAGTTTTTGCATTCAATCTTGGTGTTGATAAAGACCTGTATCAACCATCATTAAGAACATATAAGCAATCAAAACCGTTTACATTCTTGTGCATTGGTTCTCCATCAACAAGAAAGAATTCACAAATGACAGTTGATGCTTTTGTAAAACTTTTTGGTAAGGATGAAAGATTCAAGTTAATTTATAAATCAATGGGATCTCCTGATGCAAGACTAGACAGGAATGGCCCCAACATTAGATCAATTTATAATCACCCTACTATTGAGGTTATTGAAGATGATCTTTCAAGTTTAGAGTTGTCAAAGTTATACGAGAGAGTTGATTGCGTTGTTTACCCAACTAGCGGTGAAGGCTGGGGAATGCTCCCATTTCAGGGGATTGCTAAGGGGATACCAACTATATGCACTAATGCAACCGCCTGTACTGAATATGCAGAGTGGTCTGTCCCATTAGATTATCAATGGAGCACATACAACATATCAGGCATCTATTCAGATAGTGGCGATTGGGCAGAGCCAAACTTTGATGATTTATGTGATAAAATGTTATATGTATATAATAACTATGATCAAGTATCAGAGTTTACATATAACAATGCAGTTGCTAATTATGAAAAGATTACTTGGGATTCTGCAGTGGAAGGGTACTACGAAAGATTATGTCAGATATCGAAAAGTCTAAAACATTAATAGACAAAATCAAAGATGTAGAAGAAGTCGGAAAACTTCATATTAAAGGCTATTCAATGCATGAGATTTCATCTCTAATGACATTGAAGGCAAATGAAGTCAAAGAATATATTGAAGAATATAAAAAGATTCTAAACAAGCAGGTTGAGCATGACCCCTACTTCCTTGAAAGGGTTCAGTTCAATACAATCAAAGCTCTCCAAGAGTTTGATGAACTTAGCAAAGAAGCTTGGGAAACAATCAATATTGCAACTGATCATGGAATGGTTCCTGCAAGAATTCAGGCAATCAAACTTGCCGGTGAACTGGCAACAAAGAAAGCTCAACTTCATAAACTTTTAGGCGTTAACACCTCTGATGGAGATTACATTGCTCGAATGCAAAAGGCTGAGAATGTTAATCAGATTCTCTCCAGAGTTCTCAGGGATGTTATTTCTAAGCATCCAGAGATTGCTGATGCTGTTCGAAGAGAATTAGCGATTGCTTTTGAAATTATGGCGAATGAGGAAATCATCCAAGATGATTCAATTGAGGATGCTGAAATTGTTGAACCAAATAAAGAGACCCAAGATTAAAGCATTACCTACTATGTCAAGAGACGGTAAAACAGTTCATTACCTCTTATGTCAAGAGACGACAAAACAGCTCATTACGCTGTATAAATAAAAGGAGATAACATGACAGACTTCATGGGAATGAATCTTAATTATGATGATTTTGATAGACTTCTTAATCAAGATGAATTATTAGAAGAACCTGTATCAATTGAAGTATTTGTTACAGACAAAAAATATCTTGGATTACCGAGTCTATCGGAAATCCAATTAGAAATCGTGCGCCATTCAACACAAATTTTGAAAGAGCATACTCTTCAAAAAATAATGGGTAAAGAAGCTGGCTCTGAATATTATAAGAAGTATACAGACAACGAAGTTATTTGCATGTTAGGTAAAGGATCTGGCAAAGACCATTGTGCAAGAATTTCAATGGCTTATACCGTTTACTTATTGCATTGTTTGAAAGACCCATTAGGTTACTACGGCAAAGCAAATGGTGTTTATATTGACTTGCTTAACTTGGCCGTTAATGCTCAGCAGGCTCAGAGAGTTTTCTTTGAACCTTTTAAGAACTTATTACTTAGTTCTCCTTATTTTAACCAAGTTGGTTTTGAACCAAGAGTTTCGGAAATCTTTTTCTTTAGCAGACCAGTAAGGTGTTTCTCCGGTCACTCTGAAAGTGAAGGTTGGGAAGGTTATGAAGTTATGACAATAATTCTAGACGAAATCGCAGCCTTTAAGACTGATGCCGAAGTTAAAGGAGATACTAGATCTAAAGGATCAGCTTCTGCTATTTATAACATGAGTAAGTTATCTGTTATGTCTCGTTTTCCAGAAGTCGGTAAAGTTATTCTTCTGTCATTCCCTCGTTATAAAGGTGACTTTATTCAGCAAAGATTCTTTAGCTCTAGAGAAAAGAATGAGCCTAAAACTTGGTCAATTAAAGCTGCTACTTGGGAAGTTAATCCAACTATTCACCGGCATCAATTAGAATCAGAATATATTCGTAATCCAATTGAAGCAAGAGCTAGATTTGAATGTGAACCTCCAAATATGGAAGATGCTTACTTTAGAGACCCAGATTTGGTCCGTAAATCATTTTTACATGCTGAGAATCCTCTTGATGATGACGGTATTTATAAGCCTTGGTTTAACAATCAAGATGGTCATAGAAGATTCATTCACATTGACTTGGGGCTTAAGAGAGACCGATCTGCATTATGTATGACTCATTGTGCAGGTTTTAAAGAGCTCAAAACATCAATGGGTGTTGAGGTACTTCCTATTATTAATGTTGACTTAATTCATTCATGGGAAGCTCAGCCGGGAGCTGAGATTAACTTTGCCTCTGTTCGTCAGATGATTGTTGAGTTATGTAGAAAGTTTGATGTTGCTAAAGTTACTTTTGACCGTTGGCAATCTATTGAAATGATCCAGAGCCTTAAATCTCTTGGAATAAATGCAGACTTTCATAGCGTTAAAAAAACAGACTATGACACATTAACAAGTGCTATTTATGATACAAGATTACGCGGTTATTGGAATCAGTTATTGGTTGAGGAAGAACTTCTTAAATTGAGATTGTTTTCAAATAATAAGATTGATCACCCCAATTCCGGGAGTAAAGACTTAGCTGATGCATTGGCCGGTTCTGTTTATCAAAGTATTCAACATATGGCATTTGAAGCAGAAATTGATATTGAAATAATTGGTTCAGACTTTAAGCAATTTGAAGATTTAGAAGATAATGAAGATTTTGGTACTGTTACCGTGTATAATTCTGATATGGAGCAATTTGTTCCTGGGTACGCAAAGTATGAATTATCTACAGAAAAGGGAGAACAATGGCTAGAAAGCCTATAAGAAGTGAAGACTTTAATCCGTCTTACGATGAAGTGATTGGTGAACTAAGCAGCACAATCTCAAAGCTTATTGTTGAGAATTCAATTCTCAAGATTACGATAAGAAAACTTGAGGAGTTCGTCAATCAAATTGATCAAAAGTCTATTTCATCCAAAGATGAAGACATAAAAGAATTTTAAAAAACTTTTGCTAAGAGGTTGTGTCTGCGATTATGCCGAGATAATCTTGTTTCTACAAGGGGAAGACATCCCCGAAATATACCTAGATAACAAGGAACAAAAAAATGACACTGCAAATCACTACCGTTGATAGTTTCCCTCAGATTACCCGTTCGGGTAGAACATCTGCTGAGCTTCAACAAATTATTGACTCATTGGTTGAGTCCAGTAAAACTGGTAAGACATTTATGATTTCAAATGTTGAAGAAGGAAAGAAGTTTAATTCTTTACAGCAGAGAATTCGTGCTCAGGCTAAGAAGATGGAACTTAAGGTTATGATTCATTTTGATAAGACTGAGGGAAATCTTTACTATAAGTCTCCTCTTCAGGCAGGAAAGATGACAGAAGTTACTGCTAAGGATATTAAAACAGTTAAGACCTCCCCTAAGGTCAAGGCATAAATAATTTAAAATAAAAAAATCCAAAGATTTTTTAGCCAGTCCGTAATGGGCTGGCTTTTTTTGTGTATACTTACGGCATGACAATATTTAAAGAACAATCAATAGAAATCTCTCCAGAAGAAATTAATTCTTGGTATCCAATGATTGCATTACCTTGCTATGATCAATTAATTTCAGAACCAACATTAATGTCAATTGTAAGAACAGTAATGCAATTCAAAGAAATTGGTTTGAAGTTTTCTATTTGTACAATGAGTGATTCTCTTATCTCAAGAGCAAGAAATCAAATTGCAGCTAAGTTCCTGGCAAATCCGGAGTTTACACATTTGATGTTTATTGACTGTGATCTTGGATTTAAAGGAGATGATATCATCAAACTTTTATGGCACGATAAGGAAGTCGCAACAGCTGCCTATCCTATTAAGGATGTTAATTGGCCTTTAGTAGCAGAGAATGTTAGAAATGGTGTAACGCCAGAAAAGCT